CGGCTTTGCGGACCTACATTGGAAAAATGTGAGAAAACTCTTTTTAGGGTGCCACCAGACCCTCTTTTGACCCATGTCAACGCCCACCAAGGAAAAGCACCAAACACCAGATATTGTACCAACTGTGGTCGATCTGGCGGAGGTTTTAGGGACTACCCGCAAGACATTGAATGTTTGGCGGAAGCTCGACGGGGCTCCGAGGCCGCGCCCGAATGGTGGTCACTCGGTGACGGAGTGGCGCAACTTCATTTCATCGCGTGGGCTCGGATCGCAGACACTTGGATCCCGCGAAGAGCAGTTGATGGATAGCGAGGCGCTGCGGGCTCGGAAGCTACTGGCCGAGGTCGAGGATCGCGAGCTCAAGGTGCTGGTTCGCAAGGGGCAATTTGTCCCGATCGACGCGGTGCGTGAGCGGTGGTTCTATCACATCGGACAGGCAAACGCCCTGCTTCGGAACAAGCTCGAAAACGAATTGCCGCCGCTGCTGGTCGGCAGAGATGCGGTCGACATCCGCAAAGAAAATGCCCGAGTGGTCGATGAGTACATCGCGATCATGAACTCTGGCGATCAAAAGAAGATCCCAAAACTTGAAACCAGAGGACGAAAGAAATCCGACGACTGACCTGCTCGATGAGATCCTGCGCTCTGGGCATGTGATCACCGATCGCCGGCCGCCGTGGCAGTGGTGCGAGCAGCATGTCGAGTCGATCCCATACTCGCCGGTGCCGGGTGGATTCCAGTCGGGCAACTCTCCATGGATCCGCGAACCATTGGAGGCGCTGGCAGATCCGTCGGTTTCGCTGGTTTCGATCATCGCGGCGATTCAGGCGGGCAAAACCATGACCGCCGAGCTTGGATCCTGCTGGATCGCCGCGAACGCGCCCGGACCGATGCTCTGGCTCGACCAGACAGACTCCGACGCAAAAGATCAGATGGAAAACCGTCTGCAGGTGCTCTGGAAGCAATGCGCGCCGATTCGGGAGATTTTGCCGCGCCAGCAAGGGACCGAAAGGCACAAGCTCAAGCGCAACTCGGTCGCATTTCTCAACGGCATGACCGGCTGGGTGCTCGGTGCTCACTCCAAGACCAACCTTCAAAGGAGATCGATCCGCTGGTTGATCGGCGATGAGACCTGGCGCTGGCCATCCGGTCACATGGCCGAGGCCGAGGCACGGGTCACCGCCTTCGGGTGGCTGGGAAAAAGGTTCTTCGTGTCGCAGGCCGGCGAGGTGGACGACGACACCGATCGGAAATTTCGATCGACCGACCAGCGTGAATGGTGCTGGCGATGCCCGAGCTGCAAGACGACGCAGCCATGGAAATGGGAAAACATCGAATGGTCGAAGGATTGCCGCCTCGAAGATGGCGCGTGGGACTACGAGCGCGTGCGCGAGACCACCGAAATGTTCTGCGAGTGTGGCACCCGATTTCCCGATACCGACCGATCACGGCGTGAGCTCAACAACCCTATGAACGGCGCGCGTTATGTCTCCCAGAACCCCGGAGCGGCGAAATCGAATGTCGGCTTCCATTGGAATGGCCTCTGCGCTGGATCATGGGGCAACCTCGCCGAGATTTACCTTCGGGCAAAAGCGTCGGCACGCACTGGCGACATGGAGCAACTCAAAATCTTCTGGCAGAAGCGTCTCGCTCTTCCGTTCACCGAATACACCGAGGATTTCTCGATCAAGATCACCGACAGCACCTACGCGCGCGGCGATTTAGCCTGGGAAAAGGAAGGCGCGATCATCGGTGGCAAGATCCGGGTGCCGGATGAGGACGACGACCCGCCGGTTCGGCTGCGCGTGATGACCGTCGATGTCCAGATGGATCACTTTTGGTACCTCATAACCCAATGGAGCCCCGATGGATCCAGTCGCCGGATCGACTGGGGCACGGCCCATACCTGGGAAGAATTGCTCGAACAGCAGGAAAAGTACCGCGTTTCATCCTCCCTCGTCGGCGTCGATGCTGGTTTCAACTCCTATGAGGTCTACCAGCGCTGCGCCGAGCATGGATGGGTTGCGCTGATGGGTGATCGCAAGGCAACATGGACTCACCGACTCAAGCAACGCCTCGGCGTCGGCGTCCGGGTCAAGTCACTCGACCGATTCTATTCCCCGAAGCGCTCGATCAACTGCTCGGCAGGCAAAGTCGCCCAGATGTTCTACTGGTCGAACCTCAACATCAAAGACGCCCTCTCGCGGATCCGCCGCAATCAAGATCCAAGCCGAGGCCCGACATGGGAGGTGCCGGTCGAGGCTCTCGCCGAGGTCGACAACGACGAAAAGAAGATCGCGTACCTGAGCCAGATGGAATCCGAGATGCGGATCAAGGACGGCGACAAGTGGCAATGGTCGCGGATCCAGAAACGGCCGAACCACCTTCTCGACTGCGAGGCGATGGCGACCGTGTTTGCCTTCATGCTCAAAATCCTTGGCCGCGAGACCGAGCAGGAAGCCGCCGAAGATTGACAACTTGTCAGAGGGCATGGCGGCCCTCGACATGACGACAGGATTTTCCACTGAAGAAGTGGTTGAGATCCTCGAAGAGAACAAAAAGACACTCAAGAAGCTGATGATCAGCTTCCAAGAGTCGGGATCGCAGATCACTTACAAGCGCCTCGATGACACGAAAGAGATCATCGCGGCCTGCCAGCACGCTCTCCGCAAGCTCGACCCGATCACCTACGGCAAGACCCGCCGCACCTGTCAGTCAACTGCCGGTAATTTCTAACATGAACCTGCTGCAAAAAATCACCAAGTCCGCCGCTTTAGCCTTCGGATGGTCGCCGTATGAGAGCGTCAACCCATCGCCCGTTCGCCAGCGCCTGCCCGCCGCAGCTCCGCAAGACCACCGCAAGGAGGCAACGCCACTGGTACGCAACGAACTCATCAAGGGCAGCCGGTATCTGATGAAAAACAGCGGGTTCGCCCGCGAAATGGTCTTCGACATGGCCGTCTACTCGGTCGGCGATGGCCTCAAGATCCAACCGAAGACCGAAGACCGCGAGTGGATTGCCGGCACGCTCGAATACTGGGAAGACTGGTCGAACCAGTGCGAAATCACCGGACGATTCTCCCTCTCCGAGTGCGAAATGCTCATCTGCCGCGCGATCGACGAAGACGGCGACATTTTTGTGCACCTCACCCGTGTTGATGGCCGCCCAGTCATCCAACTCATCGAAAGCCACCGTGTGAGTGGTGGAAATGGCGATGGCAGCGTCGATGGCATCCGCTTTGATAGCTACGGCCGCCCGATTTCTTATCATGTGAAGCAGGACGACGGTAGTGTCGTCGACCTTCCTGCCGCATCCGTCCTCCACATCTTCGATCCAGAGCGCGCATCATCGGCTCGGGGAGTGCCATCACTGGCACATTCGATCAATCACATCCGGGATGAGATGGAGCTTTTGGCGCTCGAAAAGCACGCGCTCAAGGATCATGCCGACAAATCGTTCGCGATCACCACGCAGAATGGCGAGATCGACAGCAATGATGGTTTTGGCGGACTGGATATTGACTCAGGCAAGGCCGAGGACAATCCACACAGCGACCCGACTGCACTGCAAAAGATCGTCGGCGGCAAATGGGTGGCGCTCAAGCCGGGCGAAGAACTCAAACCCTTCGAGTCCAACCGCCCATCGCCCACTTTCACCGGATTCCTCGATCACCTTCGCCGCGATTCGGCGTTGGGTGTGGTGCCATACGAGTTCACCGCAGATTCAAGCAAGATCGGCGGCGCTGGCGTGAGGCTCGTGGTGGCCAAGGCAGACCGCCGATTCTCTCACCGCCAAAACATCCTCATCCGCCGCTTTCTCACGCCCGTCTGGAAGTTCGTCATCGGCGATGCCATCACTCGTGGCGAGATCCCGCTGATTGCAGGATGGTGGAAAATATCCGTGGTCACACCACGCAGGGTGACAGTCGATGCCGGTCGGGAGTCGCTGCAAAACCGCGAGGATGTGAAGGCCGGTCTCAAAACTCTCTCCGATCACTTCGCCGAGCTGGGCATGGACTTTGAGGAGGAGGCCGAACGCCGCGCACGCGACATCGCGCACCTTCAAGAACTCGCCAAGAAATACGACATCCCACTTCAGATGCTGTTTGCATCGGGAGTTGCCACCCCGCCGGTCGAAGCGCCGACTGGGCCTGCGAAGTGATGGGGAATTGACACCCCACGCATCGCGTGAACGCACGCGATCTCATTTTGACACAGGAGCCGTGGGCCATCGCCCCGGAGGCAATGGACGGCATCATCGGTTTGGCCATGGATATGGCCGCCGGCAAACTCTTCACCCTGCCGCAGAGCGAGGCGCCGCAGTCGATCATGAGCGTCGCCGATGGCGTCGCCACAATCTCGATCACCGGACCACTTCTTCCGACCACCGACGAGTTCGATCGCGTGATGCTCGGGGCGACGAGTCTCGATGAAGTTCGCTCCACCGTTGAAAGCGCCGCCGCTGATCCAGCGGTCACATCGATCGTCCTCAACATCGACTCTCCTGGCGGAACCGTTCGCGGCACCCCCGAGGCCGCCGATGCAATCTACGAAGCCAGCAAGGTCAAGCCGGTGCGTGCGCACACCTCCGGAACGATGGCATCCGCCGCCTACTGGCTCGGCTCGCAAGCCACCAGCGTCTCGATGACGCGCTCGGCATCGGTCGGATCCATAGGCGTGATGGTCCCGCACATCGATCAGAGCAAACGCGCCGAGATGCTCGGCGTGAAGGTCGAGCTTTTCACCACCGGGAAGTTCAAAGCCGCCGGTTTCCCTGGCACCTCGCTCACTGAGTCACAGCGCGAACTGATCCAAGAGCGCATCGATCAGGTGTTCGGCGAGTTCAAATCCGCCGTCACGCGCCAAGGTCGGAAGATCCCCGCCGAGGCGATGCAAGGGCAGACATTCTACGGCCCGCAAGCCGAGTCGCTGGGCCTCGCCACCGTGGTGCGCAGTGCTTCGCAAGCAGGCAAAGCCGGATCCTCTCCGCTTCGCGCAGTTGACACTGCGGAAGATGGCATGAGCGAACAAGTCGCCAGCACCCCATCCGAAGAAGTCGTCGCATCGGTCGAGACCGTTGTTGCGGAAATCGCCAACGAAGCCGCCCCATCCGCACCGGAAGGTGAACAAGAGGCAGCTCCTGAATCCGCACCAGAAGGCGAAACCGAAAGCGCACCTGCTGATGAGCCGAAGGAAGAGTCGGCCACCGAAATCATCGGCGACCTCAAGGCAACTCTGGCATCGCTGCAAGGCGAGATCGCCGCACTGAAGGCCAATCAACTTTCCATCGACGAGGCAGTCGCCGCCAAGGCCGCCGCCATCGCCGCCCGTAGCTCCAGCGCACCCGTGAATGTGTCGCCGGACAACGCGGAAGCCCAATCGCTCGAAAGCGTGCTCGCCGAAATCAAGGCGACCACAAGCCCGACCGAAAAGTACCGCCTCGGCAAGCTCGCCGAAAAACTCCGGGCCCAAGGCTCAAACTAAAATCCCCGCATTTTTTAACCCCAAGCACACCCCACAATTATGCCCACACTTACCGTCTCCGAGATCCTGAGCTCAACGCTCGACTCGTTCAAAACCCGCGTGCCCGCTTTGGGCATGATGTCCACCGACTTCACCGCTACCCGCATGAAGAAGGGCCAATCCGGCTATGCTCACATCCGCACGCTCCCCAGCGCTGCTGATTACGATGCAGCGCAAGGTGGCTACTTCAACGGTGCTACCGAAGCTCGTAGCCTGCTCACCGATGTGCCGATCGTCGCCGACGGTCACAAGCATGTCACCATCAGCCTCACTCACCTCAACGCGATCGCCGACAAGAAGGACGCGCTCGCCGGTGCCATCGGAGATGCCGCCTTTGTGCTTGCCAAAGCAGTGGTCGACTCGGCCCTCGCCAAGTTCACCGCCACGAATGTCAGCCAGTCGACGACTGAGACCATCGCCAACACCGACCGCGACACACTCGGCACGGTTCGCAAGGCTCTCAACTCGAAGAAGGCTCCTGCCAAGCGCTACGGTATCGTCAACAGCGACTTCGCCGAAGCTCTCATGGCCGACACCCGCATCTCCTCGGGCGACTTCTACGGACAACGCCTCGCTGGCGACCCTTATGTGGTCCTTGAGGGTCTTGGTGGCTTCGAGAAGATCGTGGAGTATCCCGACCTTCCGACCGCTGGCAACCTCACTGGTGCGTTCTTCTCACCTGAGTCGATTGTCATCTGGACCGGCCTTCCTGACGATTCCAGCGAGCTTGCCGCTCAATACGGCATCCCGCAAGTCGTCACGACCGAAGTCGTCACCGACCCGAGCAGCGGTCTCTCGCTCCTCGGCATCCTCGGCCAGAAGCAAGGCACGCTCGATCTCACCCTCACCGTGACCATGCTCTACGGCTCCGCAGTCGGCAAGCAAGGTGGCAGCGCCGGCGCGATCACCGACTTCGCCGGTCACCGCGTGATCTCCGCCTAATCCTCCCCCTAGCCCTCGGACTGACAACATCGGTCCGGGGGCTTTTTCTCAATCCAACCTTTTACGAAAATGGCAGTTCTCAATCTAGTTGTGGAGTACAACGCCGCTCGCGGCACCGATGCAAACGCTTCGGTGATCTACTGCGGCTACGACTTCGGCAAAGCGAAAGATTTGGTGGCGCAAGTTGGAGAAAAGGCACCTCGCCGCGAGCTTTATCGCGGAGGCATGCCTTACATCTCCCGCATCTTCCGCCCAAGCACTCAACCGCAAGCCGCTGCCGCCCCAGAAGCCGAGGAAGCCGAAGAGGCACCACAGCCGAAGAAGGGCAAAAAGTAATCCCTTTGTTTCATTGGTAGTTAGGTTCAAAGCCCCATCTGGAAATATCCGGGTGGGGCTTTTTTTGACGCCGCGCGTGAAGCGTGAATCCAATTCAAGAAGCCGCCGCCGAGGCATTCGCCTCGATCCTTGATGACATCGGCGTACCAATCACCATCGGTGATGAGGAGTACCAAGCCGCGATCTCGATGGGTGGCGTGCAGATCGACCTCGAAGAAGGAGGCTTCTCACAGGACGGATCACTCAGCGTCCGCATGCTGGTCGCGCACCTACCAGATCCAGCACCGGCGCAGAACAGCGCCATGACCATCGGCGATCTGCGCTACAAGGTCGAAGAGATCATGCTCAAGCCCGGTGCTGGCGTCATCGAATACCGAGTTGCGCGCCGCTAATTTTTCACCATGAACCAACACATCGAAGACTATCTCGCCGAGCTCGTCGGCAACCTCGGCAATGACATCGAGGTCTTCACCGGCACCAGCTCGGATGTCCGTACGCCAGAATCGCACGCCGTGCTGGTACTCGCTGACCAGGTCGAAGGCGTCGTCGGCAGCTTGTACAAAGCCACGGTCAAAGTCTCCATCTCATCGCCGGCAGACGGAAGCACCCGCAGCGCCCACATGGACATTGTGGACGATGTGCGAGAAGCCTTTACCGAGCCATTGCCATCGGCCCAGAGCCTCGGCATCACGGCCATCGATGTGCGCGGATTCCACATCACCAATCACACCGCCGCTGTGTCAGACGATGGCCGCTGGGTCACATCGATTGAGGCACTCATCGGCATCACTCGCTTGTGAAGTTGACACCCACGCGGGTGTATCATGGCAGCGACTTTTGGAGTCAATAACACACACGGCCTCTCTCCGAACACCGGACATGTGAGCGAGTCGAGCAAGGACTCCTCTGTCGAGGTTGCAACCATTCGCGACGAGCAGGGCGTCACCGTCTTTGCCGGACCGCGCAAGCTCATCACACGCAATGTCACAATCACTGGCAAGGGCGACGCCGACATCGAAGCAGTCGTCGCCGGCACCGTTACCCTGGGCGCAGCAATGATCACCTCCGTCAAGCAAAGCGAGAGCAACGAGGATTTCCCCGAGTTCGAGATCCAAGCGACCATCTACGACGAAATCTAATCATTCAAAGCCATGGCAATCACTTTCAACCAAATTGGAGTTCAGTCAGTATCCGCTGAGCTGATCGAGAGCGTCGAGTCGACCAAGAACATGGAGTCGAAGATGGTCATGTCCACAGAGGGCGGATTTGGCGCGGCCAAGACTTTCGACCCCACCTACGAGTTCACGGTCAAAGGCCGTGGCACGACCAGCGTTGATGCCGGTGACACGAGTGCCTCTGGGTACATCCCCGACTACATTCCGACTGGTGGTGTGACTGTCATTACCTCGGTGAAACTAAGCGAGAAAAACGACGATTTCAACGAGTTCGAGATCAGCGGCACCGTTTTCCCGGACGCGGCAGCGATCGTCCAATAACCGGCTCGTAAGAGCCACCTAAAATCAACCATGAGACAAGGATCCACGGTCGCCATCGTGCGCGACCATGATACCCCGCCCGTCGAGAGTCGCAACACGCGGCTTATCGGCTCGGCCATTGCCTCTGGTTGTGAGTTCGGAACGGAAAAGGCATTCTCCGACACCATCGAAGATGTCTGCGGCAATCCGAAGCGCACCGTCACATGGATGATGGACGGCGGCAAAAAGATCAAATTTACGCCGATCGCGAAGGAGGAGGAAATCAACTTCGTTGAGTTCCAGAAGCGCTTCAATTCGCAGGAATGGTGTGAGGCAAATCCCGACCACCCGATTTCCTACATGCGTGCTGCGTTCGATTCGCACCACGGCCTCGTCGACAAGATCAAGACCATGCGCCCGATGCTGCTAATCCGCAAGGGCAAGCGCCTCGCTGTCGTGCCTAGTGGCAACGACCCAGAAAGCAAAGCCCAGCGCGAAAAGATCCTTTCGATATTCTAAAATTATGGAAACCAGAGATCAAATGATCGCACTCGGAATGATCGAGAGCGAAAGCAAGACTATCGGCGGCATCAAGATGCGGCCATTTTCCATTGGCTCGCGCCAGATTGCCGACCTGCTCAATATCTCGATGATCTATGGCGACAGCGTCAGCGAGATCGAGCTGCAACGGCAGATCAATTCCTTCGTGTGGATGCAGTCTGCGCCCGTCGATGAGGTCGCCGAGGCGATCGCCAACAACACCGCCGGCAAAGCGGCACTGGTCTACGCGCTTGGCATCGAATTTCACCGCCTGCCCGAAATCATCACCGAGATCGAGCGCATCGGCAAACAGATCGCGGCCAACGAGATCCGCGTCGAATCGAAGTACAAGAGCGACGAGGAAACGCCGCCGGGAAAGTCCTGAGTCCCGGTTGGTGCGCCAGCGTGGTCTACATGCTCGCCAAGGAGACCGGCTGGAGTGAGGAGTTCATCCTCTGGAAGCTACCGCTCTCCCGCGCACTTCAATACTACCACTGCGCCCTGCAATCCGCGAACCTCTGGACGCTGGAACCCGTGACCACCGAAACGATCGAGGCAATGGTGCCAGACTCGCTTTTGAGCTACATCGACGGACTGGTTGACTCTGAGAGCGAATAAAAGATGGCCAAGTATTACAGGGCAATGGAAGCTGACATCCGGCAGTTTCAAGCCATGGCCGCAAGGCTCGGTGAGTTTTCCAAACGCGATGGCCGCGCGCTCATGGAAGAGCAGGCACGGGGAGTTGTCCGCAAACTGATGGATATCACGCCGCCGAGCAACGGCAAAACGCGCGGAGTAAAGGCTAAGAAACTGGGGGAGGCCGCGATTGCCAGCGATGTGCGCAATGTCTTCATCGGATCCACCCCGAAGAACTCGGAGGTCAGCAGTATGTCGGAAATGGCCAACATCATGCACACCAAGCGCCGTGGTGGAAACATCCGCATCAAGCGGGCAGTGAAACAAACTCGCGCAGCCCGCTCGATGATCACCAATTTCATCAAGGTGAAACAGAAGGGTGTCGGCTACCTAGCATCTGGCTGGGCATCCGCCGCTCGCAGACTGGGCAAGATCCGAGTGCCAAGCTGGATCGGCAGGCATGACGCGCCAGGTGATGCGGACATCAATTCCACCTCCACTACAATTACAGCAACGATCAGCAATATGGTAAAATGGGCAAGTGATGTTCATCTAATCGACCAAAGAATACAGTACGCCGTGCGCTGGCAAACCCGTGCCATGCAGAACCGGGTGAACAATTTCCTCAAGAAAGCGGCAAAAAAATTGTCCTGATTGACACCTTACTGAATTGAAAAGATGGCAGGGATCACCACCAAACTCACGCTGAACGCCTCGGATTTCGTCCGTGGGATCGATCGGTCGAAAAAGTCGGCAAATTCGCTCAAGACCTCGATGTCGTCGATCGGTTCGGGCATCAGCTCGGCTTTTTCAGGCGTCGCAAAAAGCGTCGGTGCGATCGGTATCGCCGCCACGGGTGCAGCCGCCGCTGTCGGTGGCATCGCGTACAAGCTGATCAGCATCGGCGAAGAAGGACTTCAGGCGGAAAACCGCATCAAGAGCGTCGTGAAGACCATGGGCCTTTTCGGCACCCAATCCGGTGATGTCGCATCTCGCCTCATTGAGATGGCCGATGCCACTGAGCTCGCCACAGGCGTGGATGGTGACCTGATCATGGCGGCGCAGGCAAAGCTCGCGACCTTCAAGGAACTCGCCAAGACCGCCGGCACCACTGGTGGCGCCTTCGATCGCGCCACTCAAGCATCCGTCGACATGGCCGCCGTCTTCGGTGGCGACGCCTCAAACTACGCCGTACAGCTCGGCAAGGCGCTGGAGGATCCAGAGAAGGGATTGGCCGCGCTCAAGCGCACCGGCGCACTGACTACTTCACAGATCAAAGCCATTTCCGAAGAGTTCGCCGCCACCGGCAACCGCGCCAAGGCATTCGACCAGGTACTCAAAGCCATCGAAACGCAGGTCGGCGGAGCGGCAAACGCAACGGCAAGCGGCATGTCGCGCATCAAAGTCTCGATCGGTCAGATGCTCGAAGAGGTCGGCAAGCCGATGGCCGAGGTTTTCTCCCAGTTCGCTGCCGATGTGGCCGCCATGACGCCGAAGATCGTCGCCTCACTCAGTAGCCTCGCGCCCAAGATCCGCGAAGTTGGCAGCACGCTCGCCGCCGCTTTATCGGAAGGCCTCGCTGGCGATACATCACGACTGGTCAAGATCGGCGAACTCATCGGTGAGTCGGTCGTGCTTGGGTTCAAAGTGGCTATCACGCGCGGTTTCGCGGAAGCCACGGAAAGCGCTCTTCGATTGATGGAGGACTACAACCCCATCCGCAAGATGTCCAAGTGGAGCCAAGACACTTTTGGCAACGATCCGTTTTTCAATCAAGGCAAGTTAAGCGAGGAGGTTTCAAATGCTAAAGGCCCGATCATGGAAAACCAGATCGGTGATGGTATCGAAAGAATCCGCAGCCTGTTCAAAGAAATCTCGGTCGGTAGCAATCCGAAAAAAGAAACGCGGTCAGAGTGGAATGATAAGCGTCAGGCAATCCAAAACGGAAAGAAGATCCTACCGACCCAACCCGACACGCCGGAAGGCCCAAGCGCCGCACAGCAAGCCAAGGCCGAAGAGCTACGACTTGCCCAAGAAGCCTACCGACTCGAACTTGAGATGGTCCGCGCGCGGATCGCCGGTAATGAGAAAAAGATCGCTGATCTGGAAAAGCAGAAAGCAATCGAGGAAGAGATTTCACGCCTCAAATCGCTCAATGCGAAAGACAAAAACTTGAATGCCGTTGCAGCCAAGAATGTCGACGCCCGTGCTGCCGCAGATGAGGCCGACAAGGCACGCGAGAAGAAACAACAAGGCGGCCCGAGCGCCGGTGTGAGCCAACTCGGCAGCGTCGCCAAAGCGACCAATGTCCTGATGGGCCGCGCGGCCAATGATGGCATCCTCCAAGAAAGCCGCCGTCAGACATCCCTGCTACGGACGATTAAGGAGAATACTAAACCTAAGACGACCAACCCCGAAATCCAAATCCCCGTTTTCGCATGAGCACCAGTAATTTCATCACCGTAGGAGCCACCGGCTCAAAGAGCAAGGAAGGCGTCATACAATGGGTGGTTCCTTACTATGTCCAGAGCATCGCTGAAGTTAAGACTGTGGGCAAAGAAGACTACGAAGACTGCCAAGAGGTTTCGCGGACATGGGCATGCAACAATGACGGCGCCGATCCTTCCTACATCGTGACCGTCACCTACGAGGGCGGCAGCGCCGAATCCGCCAGCGCCACCTACGGCGACGAAGAAAGCACCGTTTGGAGTCTTGATTTTGAGATGGCCGAGGAGCCGATTGAGGCCCATTGGAACTTTGAGGAAATCAAAAAAGTTTACGGCGGGAGGTGGGCAGACCCAGAAACTAAAGTGGATTGGACTTTTGATGAAACTCTCCCTGCGGGCTCCAAAGCCTCGTCCGGTCTTGGTGGAAAAAGCAAGGTGGGAGGTGGTAACAAAAACCCAATGTTTGGGGTCAAAACCTACATCGTGATGAACTGCATTGCCTCAGTGAGCTACACCAAGAAAAACTTACCCAAGACTGTAATCGACAACATCGGGAAACTGTATCGCTCAGTACCAGACGCCCCAGAGCAATTTAACAGCCTCGACAAAGGTAATCGAAACTGGATGAAGATGCCGCCGCAGATTTCCAAGCGTGGAAATGTCTGGCAGATTTCCGAATCCTGGAAGCTCTCCGAATACTATGAATGGCCGAAGGAGGTCTATCAAGACGGGAACGCTGGCAATTTAAGATAAATGGACATCAAGGAAATCAAAGTCCAGAAGGGTGAGAGGATCCAAACCGCGTGGGAGCGATTGGTGCGATGGGTCGATACGCTCAAGGTGGTGCCAGGCGAAGGAGTGAAGGTTCGCGAGACGCCCAAAGGCACGATCGTCACGGTGCTGAAAAAGCGGCAGGCGTACAGTCACCCATTCAAGGTTGGGGCGAGTGAATCAAGCGCATCGGTGCGGGCGGGAACGGTGAATGGTCAAACGCCGTACATCCTCGATGTCACGACCAAGAATTGGCGGCGCATCGACAACCGAGACGACGATGGCAACAAGTTCGACTCAGAGAAGCCAGCGCCGGCGATGAAGTTGGATTTGAAAAATCAAGAAGGCGGCAAGTTCTACATCACACTTCGCGTGATGTCGGACGACGATGGCGGGATAGAAGACCCTAAAACCGATTTGCGAATTATTCAGACAGAAACCGCAGAGGGGAATAAAAAGGATGGGGCTGGCTACTACCCTCTGGCGCTTTGCTATCTCAACGCATCAGGAACCGCCGTCGAGGAATCGTTTCAGATCGTCCACCACAACATGCGCTACCTGTACCAGACTCAAAAATTGGCTACGGCCACAACAGGCAATCGCCACCTCTTCTATCCGGTGTGAAAAAAATTCCGGTCATTCGCGATGAAACATGGAACTCGATGGTGGATACCATCGGCAGGAGGTTGCCGATTCGTTTCGAGGTCGGTCCTAATCCCAGCAAGTGGTCACACCCGTGGAAAATCACCCCGTCATGGCAAGAAGGGGTGGAGGGGGAAAGCAAGGGGCAATGGCTTTTCAAGATCAAGCCGGGTTTCGTCAATGGGGTGGAGGTGGAAATACCCACTCGCGTAAAGAATGCGAGCGAGCGGACACTTGCTCGACTGGCTGAAGCTAATGAGGAAATCAAAAACTCAGAGCAGACCATTGACGCCTTTTTAACCGAATGGCCGTTGGTCGAGATCGGCGAGACGCGCGTGATTGGAACCGGCGCAGAAGCCACTGGCATGACTGAAGTTGAATTATCTGGTTCAGTTGGAAGGCTCACCTATGAGGCGGTCCCGAAATTCTTCTCTGATTTAGGTGTCACCTCGGCAAACACTCAAATCACTGGTAACATCGATGATGGCATCAGCTTCATCAGAGGACAGGAAGACATCAAAACCGCCCGCCGATTAAGGGCTTTCGATATATCTCTCTGGAAAGACCGTCTTTCGGCAAAGGTTGAAATCTACCCTGGCAGTCTAGAAGAAGGAATCGTGGGGGCTATTCAGATCGTCTATAACAATGAACGACAGATGAAGAAAAACGCGTATTTGCGCGTTCAAAAAAAATTCGTTCCACCAAAAGAACCAACATCACCTTTGGAGTTGATAGGAGGGACTCCAGATACCGAATACGACTTTACTAAACTGGCCACTATTTACTTCGTGAGTCCCGAGGGCGTTGAACCAGCCGCCGAGCTGGATTCCTCATGGACCCCGTATGCGGAATACAACCACTTCTGGAATCTGGCACATTCTCCACAAAAGATTCCAGACCTCACGCCGATTGAGCCGATCCGTCTCCCAGTCCCTCTCGCGGGCGGTGTGGCTACTGGTATAATCAACAACATTCTTGCTCCATTCAATAACCAGTTAAACACGGCGTTTCAAATCCTTAAAAGCCGCAGCATGAAAGGGGCATTTTGGTCGCTATGAGCCTGGACAAGAAAGGGCGCCTAGCTAGGAAGCGCAGCGATGCGGAAGAGGCAAGACTGGATGAGGCAGAGAAACTCAACCCGAGCTTCCCCTACCGGATGGAAGCATTCCCCTTCAATTTCTTCGGGGTCGATATTTTTGTGACCGAGGAGGAGAAGCCAACAAGTTGACGCGAGGGCGGGTGAAAAGATGCAAGTTTTAGCATTCGTCGATCTCACCAACCGCAAGCTCAACAGCACCCTCGGCGGGAGCACGCTTACCCTGCCTGACCTTGTCCAAGGTGACGAAATCCGCCTCGGGATGCGGTTCTCCAAGCAGATCGAAGGAACGGCCACCGAGGTCTTACGCAATATCAACTCCATTCGGGCCAGCATCGGCTTTGTCGATGCCCGCCCGACCGCTGGTACCTTTCAACTTTATGTCGATGGCGATGCCGCTGGCTCCCCGCTTTCGTTCGACGCGACCGCCGCCCAAGTCAAAGCCGCGCTCGAAGAAGTCTACTCCTCAACAGCAACGGTCACATTCAAAGACGGATCGTGGTTGGTCGATGTAGCGGATGCCACCGAGGCCCAGCTCACGATCACCGGAACCTCGGTGAGCCTTGAGCCAACCGCCCATGTGCGGGTGCGTTCCTTCCTCGTCGGCAGCAAGACGCGCCACGAGATCCGCCTGATCCGCTCACCGCTCGCCTCGACATCGACATTTTCCAACAGCATCCCGGCAGCACCTAGCATCACGCGGGTGCAGGCAGGAGGTAGGAATGGAACTACTCTATGGAATGAGATACAGGCCCTGAAGATTACCCCTGAATTTCGAGGTGTCTATCAGCTCCGCCGTGGCTTCAAAAAGTCAAGCGAGCTATCAATCGAAGACGGTGCGGAGGAAATCCAAGAAGCCATTCAACAACTAGCCGATGAGGATGGTGAATTTACGGTCACCAACCCGAACAATAACACCGCCCACATCACTTTTGGCGGTAAATCGATGGAAGGCAAGGGACATGATTTGATAGAGGCAGTGGTCTTCTCCGCACCGCCCGGCGATCCGACCTTTGTCCTAAACCTCAACACCGCCGAGCTGGCCGACGCGCTGCGTGCTGTCGATAACATCACCACAGCGGTGCTGGAGGTTGAGATGACCATCGAGGATGAGAATGACCCAGACACCCTCTACACCATCACGCCGATCCGTGTGCCGGTGCGGATCATCCGCGAGCTCAACTGGGAAGGTCTGGAAGCCGCCGCCAACATCGACTGGCTGCGCCCGCCACACGGTCGCACCTACATCCCGTTCACCGAGGATCAGATCATCACCGGTAGCCAGCACTATGTCGCCCCGATCGGCGACGGCACCAACACCGAGTACACGCTCACTCACAACCTCGGCACCCGCGACCTGCATGTGACGCTGCGCAAGAACGATGGCGAGTCAGCTATCGTCGATCGGCAGTTTTCCGTCGATGGCGAAGACCTCTATGTCTCCTACGCCGTCACCCTCGACAGCGAGGATGATCTCACCATCAAGTTCAAGACGCCGCCGACAGCTAACCAGTATGTGGCAACCATCACCACTGCCGGCCCGATCTCAGCCTTCCAGGCGCACACGCACACCATCGAGCAGATTGAGGGATTGAACCTCCTGCTCGATGACATCGGCAGCCGTGTGGAGACTTTGGAGACATTTGTGCCAACTGCCGGAATCTCCACGCAAGTATCCACCAACCAGACAACCGTGGCCTCATGGGAGTTGCCGGAAATCTTTGAGGTTTTCCCCACCCGCGCGACGGTGGATGCGGAGGATGTGGTTTCGATCGATGTCGAAAAGTTGCCGAGGAATGGCGGGCTGCTGCCTGCGAAGCACCTCACCGGTTCGCTTACGGTGGCAAACACCATCCCCACCGCTCCGAGTCAAAGCGCAGTTTACCACTACACCGACACGACAAAGGACTTGGTTCTACCCGGCTACCTTGGACGGAAAGGAAAGAATATCTCCGCCCCGGCATTCTACGCATGGGATGGCCGAGGTTTTTACCAAGTGGAGAAGATCATCGATTCGGAATCGGTCTATTACTCGTCCGACTTCAGCCGCGAACTCTTCCGCATCCATGTGAACGAGAAGCAGTTGCGCCTCAACAAAACCTTCTCGCTGGATTTCTCATTTGTTGCCGCCGTCTTCAATTCCAACACCTCGGTTCACTGGGGTGTGGCGATTGATATTGGAATCCCGCAGGGCTCTCCGACCACCCCAAGCAACATCTCGACCGTCAATTTCCTCCCGCCGTCGCTCGATCATTCCTTCATGCTGACCAGCGTGCCGTCGGCTCACTCCTTTGGGCTGCGCGTGACGAGGCAGCTTGAGAATCTAGTATCAGTCTACAAGGTTGATCGCGTGCTGTATGGTGCGACCGAAACGAGCGACACATCACTAACTACCGCTAACTTCATTGTTCGGGGCCGACTGGTAAGGTTCGACACCGACAACAACTCACCCGACCCAAGGGGGCTTGTCGCATTCAACGGAATGAGCGCTACCCTTGGAGAAGAAGGTGGGGGCTCATCTGAAACAAAATACGGAATCGCAAAAATCTAAATCACCATGCCAGCACCAGTCATATCAAGCACCACATCAGTACTTGGCTACCGCAAGGGCCAGTACTTTGAGTACCAGATGGCAGCCACCAATACGCCGACATCATGGGCGGCTACCGGCCTGCCGAGCGGAATGACGATTAACAGCTCAGGAAAAATAAGCGGAACCGCAACAGCGGCCGGGGTTTACCTGATCAAAGTCACAGCCACTAATGGTGACGGCTCATCCACCCCATTGGATATTGCGATGGGCATCGAGGATTCCAACTACAATGACGGCCTCGGCATCGAGGTGAACATCGACCTACTGTCCGGCTCGGCATCAGTGCCAGGAATTACGCCGACTTCCGGGCAAGGCGGAAGCCAAGCGGTGATGTACCTGAAGCATGGCGATAAAGCGTTCTTGGACCTCGGTTTCTTCAAAGGCACCGAGCTTCAAAGCATGGCTGTTTCCTCTATTGTCATGAACATCCGTGAGTTCGATGGCGAGACGATCCTTGTGGAGTCGAATGGAGCCGTGCAGGCCATAGGCACCAGTGACAAGCAACGATACCGCATTCTGGTGGATCTCGACACCGATGAACTGCTGAACGCCCTCGGAAATTACCAGTCAGACTACAAATCAACTTTCGACGCGATTGCTGAATTTGAGTGGCGCGTGACCTACTTGGAAGAGGGGGCGCTGGCTGACGAGGTGATCCGTTCATCCAAGACCTTCCGCATTGCTATCGACCGCGATCTAGTACCAAACGCATGACCTACGGATCCGGCATGATCTGGCCGCTGGCCTCGGAATACGCAAAGCGTGGCTGGGCGGTGAGGCGGATTGGATGGGATAACCCCGACTTGCTGGGTGATACCAGCAGGGCGCTGCGCTGGATCACCTACCAAAACTCCATGTTCTGGCTGCTGTACAGGCAGGCCGGCAGTGAAAACAAAATCTCCCGCGTGATTCGCAACTCGGATTTTGGAGTCGAGGATTTCTACGCCGAAGACTGGACGGTGTTCTCGCCGAGCTGTTCCAACAGCGCGCAGCAGAGTGATCCGACCCAACAAGGGAAAAAGCGCTACCCGCGACCGGTGGATGTGACGATCGTCGTTGATCCGCTCAACCCCAATTCGAAATACGGAGCGTGTCCCATAGTCCCGCTCTACCCATCCATCAAAAAGCCTTGAGCACTGCACATGGCATGATCTGGCCACTTGCCGCCGAGTACGCCAAGCTCGGCTGGGCAGTAAGGCGCGCCGGCTGGGCAAACCCAGTCACAAGCCCGTTCAACGCTTCGTCTTCGCTGCGGTGGGTGACCTATCAAAATGGGCTATTTCACCTCACCTACATCAATCAAACGAGTACGGCAACCATCGGCAGTGTGAGTCGAGTGGTGAGAAACACTGATTTTGGAGTTGCTGAATTTTACGCAAACGATTGGACGGTCTACTCGACAATCTGCCAAGTATCCAGCGGCAGCCAACAGGGGAAATTGATGTACCCTGGCTATGTTGATGACGAGCCTTACAACGACCCATTTGCTTCTGTGTTTAACTTCAGTGGCTGCCCTGATGTGCCACCTATAAAAAACCCGACAGACCCGACAGACCCATGTGGCCTATGCCCTCCGCCACCCCTATGCGGCGCGAATTTCAAACTGGTCGAAACCGGCAGGGATCAATGCAACTGCCGCTCTTATATCTGCCAACCAACCTTTTGTGGTGATCCTGCAAAATGCCCTGATGGGTATCGAGTGAGGCAGACTGGATACGA